TGTTTATCGCCAGGCTCGTAAATCATATTAGGGTGGAGCCAACTAGGGTCTTTACCCTCTAGTAGGTCAATCCAGTCCTGATGGTGTGGAAACACCCTTTGGTCAAGAAACATCTCAGAGAACTGTGGGAAGGATACATCCTCACGGGCTACCCCTAGCGCTTTTAGGGAGTTCTCTTTAGCGCTTTCTTTGGCGTCAGCCAAATCCTGGGCAAACTGTTTATCCCTAGATATCCAGATACGGACAGTGTCTGGCTTTTTGCCCAACTGTTCCATAGCCCTATGTACAGGCATACCCTCAGATACAAGGGCTAAGACTTTAGCCTTGGCCTCTGCCATAGCCTTTGTCCTAGGGTTATTACTAGTCTGAAAAGTCACAGTACTGTCCCATCTACATCCGTAAATACAGCCTGTCAGATACAGATAGAGATACAGTCTGTAACGCAAGCCCTCAAGGCTTGCTACTACCAGTGGGCACTTTGTGCCCCTACTATCTATTAATCCGTTCAAACAGCCATTCCGAACGGTTTATAACAAAATTGTTATACAGATAACAGTCTAATCAGGACAAAATAGGACAGAACAGGGGCACAGGCTCTGTACGGAAAAATCTTTATCGGTGTTACTCTACTGTGTCTAACCCGCCTTTAATAAGTCTGGGGTCTGCATAGACTCAGCACAGACACAGACCAGTCCTGCTCTGTTCTGTAGCAGGGCTCTCTGGTCTGTAGGCTATCTCCGCTCCCTATCAGTCGCGCCAGTCCTGTAATAATACTATCCGACAGCACTGGCTAAAAACGGAATCGGCAAGCCGATTACTAATGCCAATGCTACAGGATAAAAACTATAACTGCCTTTCCCTCCGTGTCGCCAAGCGCCACGCCCTCTGGCTGAGACTCTGCCTCCGACCGCGATTTCTAGGCTATCAGCGTCCACGGACGCGCCGTGTCTAAAGCCACGCCTGCTCCGTTGTCGCCTCCATAGACCTTTCCCTTGAAAGGTTCAAGGTCTATGTTCAGCGCCACGACTGGCTACCAGCCAGAAACCGCTGGGGGACGCCATCCTAGTATATCGGCATCGCCGTTTTGTCAAAGACAGGCTGGCAGAACTTTTGTAGAACTTTTATTTATAAATACTGATAAAAAGTTACAACAAAACTTACAGCCAGCCTCTGACTTTGACAAAATATGTGGGCGCTTCTCTAGTCGCGTGGTTCTTCGGCTCAACGGCTCAATTCCTCGCTGAAGCCTTTGTATCTTTTGACTAAAGTCAAAAGATGAACGGCTTCAAAGCACACTCGGAATGACAGGTCAGCGCAAGCGCTGTCTGTCTCGCCTGCCGATTCGTGTTATTTGTTTTTGCGTCAACGGGACGCAAGACAGAATAAGGAGACGGAAATGACCGAATCACAAGGCATAACGGTAACCAACACCTGTTACAAGTGCCAAGCCCTTGATGAGATATGCACAGACTGTCAGGACCTAAAAGACAGTCGTGATGCTTATGTTGCCTATCAACTAGTTGATGAAGGCAACCTTCAATACCAGAACATCTGGTCTAATGGAGACCCAGATGTATCTGCCCACGACTGGGTAGGAGCGGTTACCAAACTACTCAAGCCAGTCAGGGACATACACGGGAACTTGATAGAAGAACGCTATGAGTTCCTTCCACCTATTTCAAACCTAGTAGACAGGCTTCCCAATGACCTTGAAACTTCAGTCACAGTTCTTGACTATGAAGTTCTATGCCCATCCTGTCATCTATACCACCACGAATCACTATCCGAATGTCCTATCTGCTACTAACCCAAACGGCGAGCCCTGTCGCAAGCGACAGGGGCTTCGCCCAACAAATAACTAAGGAGAATAAAATGGAATACGCAAACAAGTTCAGTTTCAACAATGCATTACTTAAGTCAGTCAAGGACCGTGGAGATTTCCTCACAGGTCAAGTTCAGTCCCGCCAGACCGAACGCACACCTGATGGCAATATCCGTTCACGCTTTATCGCATCACGCCAAGTGACCATCTATGACCCATCACTTGTCGCACTACTACGCAAAGCCATTACTGAAACACCAGAAGTTCCAGTCAATTGCTCAGGCTATATGACCACCACAGTTAGTGGCAAAGGCGACAACGCCAAATGGTATGACAACCAGATAGTCACAGAACTGGAAGTAATCAGTTAATACAAACAACAGAGCAGGGGCTACGGTCCCTGCTCTGTTCTATTTTTTTTCAGAACGGCGGAGCAACATTAACGGCCATATACAAGTCCAACATATTTCTATAGGAGATAGAGATGTATCTAGATAATATGACAGTGCTAGCAATTATCATAGCGCTGGTATCTACAATGACTATGACAGCAGTAGCAGTATACAAAGCACACCAGTGGGAACAGGCATACCACGATATGCAGAGAGTATTAAAAATAGAAAGAGCAATAAACCTTAAACCATATATGGAGAACTAATGTTAACAATGTATATGACACGCAGATGTCCTGTCTGCTACAAGACAGGCAGTATAATGGTAGATGAATCCGAGTTGCTGCACTATCTACGCGGCAACTTTGTTCAGGATAGTTTCAAGTCTATGACTGCTCCATTCCGTGAGCAGATAATTACTGGCACTCATCCTGAATGCTGGCAAAAAATGTTCGGGCAAGAACTAGAGGAGACTATCAATGACTAACTTAGAAGCAGAATGTTTTAAGTGTGGCACTGCTATATGGGTGCCCAACTATGAGTATGTATCTGACAGAAACTTTTGTTACCCGTGCGCTAGTAGTTATATGGGGCACACAAGAGGTGTAAGCCTTGAAGAACTAGACAAGTTACGCACAGATACGGAGATAGAAAATGCGTGATGAAGACTATCTAAAAAACCTAGGAGAGATAGCCAAGTGGTTAGACACTCTGATTGTAGAGGTCAACAAGATAAATGAAACAGTTGAGGACTTGATAGCCGAAGCACCAGTATCATTAGAAGCGTGGGACAAAGTAGGCGACAGCATATGGAAATAGAACAAGCATTACTACCATCGCAAATGAAAGCCCAAGCCTTATTGCTTAGAGATTTCTATGGTTTTGGCAAGAACGAAATGGTTGTAGTTTTAAGAGAGTTAGTAACAGAGTGCAACGACCTTGATGCCAACTCAAAAAGAGTAGTCTTTAATCTAATCAGAAAAGCACAGGAGATATGCCGAAGTACAAAGGAGTTACAAGATAACTATGGACGCTGAAGAAGTAATAAAGATTCGCAACGCAGCCGCTGCATATGCCAGATTATTTTTGGCTAATAAATATAGAGAAGAATATGCTGAGTTATACTCTGCTTACTGTAAAAACAGAGGGCTAGGCACAAGAAAAAAACCTAGAACAATGGTAGATGAAAGAGAGTTGGTCCGTGAATGAAGTTATCTTTCCGCACATATCAACAGCAATCACCTGGCTATACCTCATTGGTATTGGGTATTGCATATACAGATGGAGTAGTAGATGAGAAACAAATTAGCAGGGCTATTCAGTTGGGTATTGACAGTGTCATACACTCTGTTTCCCAGTCAGTCGCAAGCAACGCAAGCAGTAGACGACCTGATAGACAACAACGAATCGCCCAAGAATGTGCAGAAAGAAATCAGATGGACAAAATCCTTGAGCAAATACTATGCGAAGGCGTTGATGTCAGCACAGTATGAGCAATGGGATACCAAATCAGAATTCCGTGCGTTAGCAAAACTATGGGGTAAAGAATCTGCGTGGGACCACACAGCAGATAACCCTAAGTCATCAGCGTATGGGATACCGCAGTTATTAAAGATGAAACCCGACACGCCTGCGCCCGAGCAGATTGCTCGGGGCTTGGCGTACATTGAACATCGGTACGGCAAACCATCAGTAGCGTGGGCGCATTGGCGCAAGCACGGCTGGTATTAGAATTCTTGTTGTTTCATCCTCTGAAATAACAAGAATCGCATCGCTACCCGTTTATGGCGATTCCAAAGTGGGTTGTCCCGCCACTTGCGAACACGGGACACTAACAAACAAAGGAGACAGTAATGGCAAGACAAGGTAAAGGAATAAAAGTAAATGTTCCTAGACTAAAAGTAATTGAGGCTCTTGAAAAGAGTCTTACTAAACTAGAAACAGAATATCAAATAGGAAAAAAACTAGATGCTGACTATGAAAAACAAAAGTCAGACTGGCATAAGAAAGTTCTTAAACTTACTTTGCCTTTAATTAATAAAGCAGATTACTGCAATATAACTACTAGATACAATGGCACTATCAGCGTAGACTTTAATCTACCTGCTGGCAGTCTTGTGTTACCTGAAGAACCTAAGTATGAAGGTAAATCACAGTTAGCAGAATGGCAGTATGAAGCACAAAAAGAAGAAATAGAAAGCGCAATAAGACTTCTTCGTATGTGCGAAGATGAGACTGTAAACACAGCGACTTATGCATCCATAAGTCAGTACCTATAAAGGAGACAGCAAGTGATTATCAAACATCTAGTAGAACTAGAGACAGTAATAAATGATAATGCAAACATACCTCAAGTTGAAATAATTAAATCAATGTCAGAGCAAGAGCGTCAAGAGTTCTTTACAGAAGCAGCAACATCTTTAGTAGCAGGAATGCTAGGAGATGTTAATGAAGGAAACACTTGGGCATTACTCAGAATAGCAGAGAAGGAATCTGTATGACCACAGAGGTAGTTAACAGACCAGAAATATCAGTAAAGAATCAATCAGCCTGGATTAAATCTGGTGTGGCAGTAACAGCCACATCAGCCAGTGATGTAGCCAGACAAGCAGGACTTGACTGGTCAGTATCTCTGCATCCAGTCACAACTCTTTACCAGATACCAGGCAAGGGATTGCCTATGCATATCCCAGTCAACAACAAGCAAGCAGTTGTTAAGACAACACCAACAGGTGAAGTAACACCACTAGGTATTGTCGGCAACAAATACAAACCATTACAGAATGCTGAGGTATTCTCAGTGCTAGATACCCTGATTGATTCAGGAGATGCACGGTATGCAGCAGCAGGTGAGTATGCAGGAGGCGCAAAAGTATGGATGCTTATGCAGTTGCCTATTGAAATGGAAATCAAAGGCGACCCACACGCAGCATTCCTACTAGCCAAGACTACTCACGATGGTAGTGGCTCAGTCCTTATCCGCCCTATCATTGAACGGTTATTCTGCCACAATCAGATTAACAAAATCTATCGGGCTACTAATCAAAGACATACCTATATGCTGCGTCATACAACTAACTCTAAGTTAGATGTCAATGATGTGCGTGGCATTCTTGATATTGCTTACACAACTATTGATGACTACACAGTTATGTCAGAAGCAATGCTTGACCGTCAAGTTACACGCCAACAAGCAGTGGATTACTTCAAGAAAGTATTTCCATTGCCTAGCAAGGTAGAAGATACACCTCTAGATTTACTATCTGCAGGTGAGAAGATGCAACGCACCAATGCCCTTAACCACAGAGCCAGAAGCCTAGACATATACGAGAACAGTCCTACTCAGGAGAACATCCGAGAGACTGCCTTCGGTCTATGGCAGGCAGTTGTTGAGTATGCCGACCACGGCAAACCAGGTAAGTCAAAGTCACTAGGCGTTAGAACAATGTCAGGTGGCAGTGATAGCCTAAAGATAAGAGCACAAGAACTAGCACTAGCATAAGGAGACTACAGTGGAAATTATCTATACAGATAAAGACGGAAACACAGTTAAGTTCACCGAAGAGATGGCTATCGCAGCCATCACTGAACGTGATGAATTGCGTGCATCATTAAATGACTCTCAAGATAGGTCAACTAGATACTATGGCAAACTAATTACAGTAAGAGAGCACGTCTTTGAGTTCTTCAACTCTCGCTATGACAGCAGTAGTGATGAGATAGAATGCAATGTAGATGAGGTCAATGAACTGCTCGGAAACATTGGCGCTGAACAACTAAAGAAACTATGGACAGTTACTGGAAGTATTAACTTTACAGTAACCAACATTCCTGCAGCCAATGATGATGAAGCAAATGATTATGTGATGAATGAATTGTCTGTTGAGGTAAGCGGCGATGCCGACTTAGATGACTGGACAATTGATATCTCAGATACAGAACAGCAGTAATTAAATGCCCAAGATATCTGGGCATACCTATAATGGGGCACAGCAAACAGGCAAGTGTCTGGTAGGCAAGCACGATGAATGCAAGGGCACCGCGGTCATCGGTATCCACGCACTCAGGAGACTATGTGCTTGCCAATGCCACGCCAACTCAGATAGTTCAGAGGAACCCCCTTCCGTCATCTGATACTATCTGCCTACTGAGATGGGCTGGAGTTTGATTAGTCTCCTTTTCCAGCCCGTCTCTTTTATAAGGAGACAAGGAAAGATTTATGCGAGTAGAAGTAGAACGAGACAGGTATGGGCGTCCGTTAATAATTCCTAAAGCAGGAGGCAAACCAGTTGCTTACACAAGAGCAACAACAATTGCTAACAGTTTAGATGACCCATCAGCATTGACCGCTTGGAAGATGCGTATGGCTGCAATAGGTTTAACAGTTCGTAATGATTTACTTTTATCTATCAGCGCAGCAGGCGATGATAAGATGGCTATTAACAAATACATTGAAGATGCTATGGAAGTAGCAGGCGCTAGCCGTGCAGCCAGTATCGGCACAGCACTACATTCAATAGCAGAGAAACTAGATTTGGGCCAGTCACCTGGACCAATACCAGACGAGTGGGCAGGGGACATCCGCGCCTATGAATTAGTAACAGGACATCTCAAGAAGTTCTTTATAGAACAGTTCTGCGTGTTGGATAAGTACAAGATTGCTGGTACTCCCGACAGAGTAATTGAATATAAAGGTGAGAAGTTCATTGCAGATATAAAGACTGGTCGCATTGACCACCCAAACAACATTGCTATTCAGTTAGCAATTTACGCCAACGGCTCCCCGTATGACGTTGCTACGGGTCGCCGTGGCAGTTGGGGTGATATCAATAAAGAGAAAGCAGTTATCATCCATCTTCCAGCAGGAACTGGTCTATGCAAATTAGTTTGGATAGACATTAAAGAGGGCTGGAAGGGAGTACAATTCGCAATGAAAGTAAGACAGTGGCGAGACAAAAAGGGTCTCGTTACTCCATTTGAAGAAGGAGATATCAGTGGCTAGCACTGAAGCACCAATCAGTATCACAGTAAAAACACCAGCAGGTTCACTAGTTACAGTTCGTGCAGAGCACGGAGATGAACTAGACCAACTAGTAGCATCAGCACTAGACGCAATCAAGTCAGCAGTATCAGAACTTGAATCAGCAGCCAAAGGCGTAGCGCCAGTTCAGTATCAGCCAATGGCACCAGCACAGGTAGCAGCAACTCTCGGCGCATCTATCATTGATAACCCAACACCCAGCGATGGTGGTTGGGGTGCAGCACCATCAATTAGTGGACGTAATTGTCCACACGGCAAGATGACAGCCATCCAAGGGACAGGTAAAGACGGCAAGACATATCGTGGTTATTTCTGCCCAGCACAAAAAGGTGCAATTGATAAGTGCAAGAATCAGTATGTTCGTGCTGGTTCACCAGAGTGGAATACATTTGTTGCTGAACAAGTAAAGTAAATGAGAACACTTAAGCGCAGCATTAACAAAGCAGAGGTGGGCGGAGAACCATTACCGCCCGCCTTTGCGGCATTTGAACGGGCAGGAATTATTCTGCGCCGTGCAGAAATCACAATGATTGCTGGCACTCCTGGTGCTGGTAAATCATCTATCGCACTGGCAATAGCAGCCAGAGCAAAAGTTCCTACGCTTTACTTCAGCGCAGATACTAATGCTCACACTATGGCTATGCGATTACTGGCAATGTCCAGCCGTATCACACAGATAGCAGCAGAGCAGATGCTCAAGCGTGAGCCTATTCAAGCAGAAGAAGTTCTTACTCTTAACAATCATTTGTTCTGGTCTTTTGAATCTACACCCACTCTAAAAGATTTAGATGATGAGGTCAGTGCATTTGAAACAGTTTGGGGTAGAAGTCCTACGCTTATAGTTGTAGATAACCTAATGGATATTGCAATGGATGGACACGAAGAATTCCAAGGTATGCGTGCAGCAATGAAGGAGTTAAAGTATCTTGCAAGAGATACCAACTCAGCCGTGCTTGTTCTGCACCATACCAAGGAAGGCTTTGATGGCTATCCCTGCCAGCCCCGCTCAGCAATACAGGGGTTGGTCAATCAGATACCAGCAATGGTTCTTACTATCGGTCAGATGAAGCAGGGTGATGATACCTATCTCTGTGTAGCCCCAGTCAAAAACAGATACGGGCGAGCAGACCAGACAGGTAATAACTATGTCAGCCTAGCCTTCAACCCTGACAGTATGTATCTAGAAGATGTTCAAGTTAAGTATGCACAGGAGACAATGTACAATGGTTAAAACAAAATATGATGTTCAATTAAGACAAAACAAAATGATTACAATTTGGTCTTATGATATACCAGAAGCAACAAAAATAGCAGAAGAAGACCATCCAGGTTGGGAAGTTTATGATTGCGTTCCATCAGAAAATCAAAGTTGGGTGAGCAATGGAAACTAAAGTGTGGGATAACACCTTCACTCAGGCAGACATTGAAGTGCTAGTAGGCAGAGCACTTACCGATGGTGAGTGGAATATAGTTGTTGATGAGTTGTATAACAATGACGATTTGTATAATCAAATCAGTACTAAGGTATATGAGATAGCAAGGGATGCAATAGGACTTGAGTAGCGCAGCCAAACGCAAGGGTAGCCAAGCAGAACGTGATGTAGTTGTTTGGCTTAAGGCTAATGGCTACAAGTATGCAGACCGCAGACTCGCAGGAGCAACCTTAGACAAAGGCGATATAAGCGGTGTGCCAGGTGTAACCATTGAGATAAAGAACCACGCTAAAATGGACTTAGCAGGATGGTTAGCAGAACTAGAAGTAGAAATGAAAAATGATAATGCTTGGACAGGTGTAGTAATACACAAACGTAAAGGCAAAGGAGATGTCAGCGAGTGGTATGCCAGTATGCCAGCACAGGTATGGCTAGAACTGCTGAAGAAAACAGATGGAGAAACATAGT